CTAAAAACAAGGTTCCCAATGCAACTGATATTGAAGAGCTTATAGCTGACTTAGAAAAATCTGGAGCACCGTGTGTAGTAATATTATGCGACTCCAATCGAGAGCCTGACCGGTACAAAGATCTCGCGACAAGTTTAAAAAGCCGTGGAAGAAAGTGTGTAGTTATAGGCACTAGTTATAAAGTTGAAGGTATTAAAAAAACCAACCGGGGATTTGTAGAAGCTGATGCAAAAGCATCAGTCAATGAGGTTCATGATCTCGAAAAATTGATAAATAAATTTGCTCCAAATCAAGTGGACAAAATCAACTTCAAACATAGCGAAGCTAATATTTTTGCATTGCTCTATCGTCATCTATCTATGAGCAGATTAAGAATAATAGATGGCATAGCTAACGAAGCTCGTAATGCTGAGCAAGTTGTAAGAATCAGGGCTCAGACCATGCCTTTTGTCAGCAAACCAAGCTATGCACTAGCAGAAAAATTAGTAGCGTTAGGGTTGGGTAAATCGACTATATCAATATTTGAAGATGAATCTCCTGAAAAAATTGAGGCAGGCCTTGATGCGGCAGGCAGATTAATCGACCTTGTTATGGTCGCAGGTAGGCTCGATTGCCCGGTTCCCTTAAATCTATTACTTAGAGCATTGAGTAACTCAAATAAATTGTTGGACTATGTTCAAATTGCATATCTGTTTGAAGAGTTAGATTTATTCAGATGGCATATTTCTGATGCTGAAGGTAATGAATACTTAGTACAACCAAGATTGAGACTTGAAGCCGAGTTAATCTGTCGGAGACGATTAGCAGAGCGGAGTAAAGAAGTTGAATGCCTTTTGCAGTTGATTAGCTCTGTTCGATGCACAGGAGCCGATGGACGAACTGAAATTTCTTTCCTGCTTGACTTATTGGGTAAAATGCAGAAGGAAGGGCCTCGAAAAAAAGCTTATCAATCTGGTTATCTTGAGGTTGCCCAGGCTTTGACAGAGTTAAGAGAAAGAAATGACGTTATTGACGCGAGTTTAATGTTACAAGAATCCGTGTTCAGAAGGGCAGCTGTACAGGCTTCTGATAACAGTGAGGTTACTGAAGATAAACTATTATCCAATGAGCAACGCGCATTGGTTTTAAACGAAGCTCGTCAGATCGTTGAAAAAGCGAGAAATGAAATTGAACAGCGAACTTTGAGAGGAAGCAAAAAAACAAAGCAAAGCTTGGCTGTAGAACATGCATCTATTTATGGTTATTTAGCAGTTGGTTTAGCGCGGCAGAATGCGAGTGAAGAAATAGTATGGTCTCATTATTTGGCAGCCAAAGCGGCAATCAATTCTGCAATATCAATTGCTAACAACCATTATCCATTTGACATTGCCTTGTGGACCCCGACAGACATACTAAAATACAAAAAGCCCAATTTAGCTCATGAGATGGAGCTTCGCGCCGATATTTTTTCAATTTTTGATCAAGCAGATACTGTTAGATTCAATGATTTTTCCGCAAATAAATTCAAAGAAAGAAAATTTCGTGTAGCTTTAAACTTAGGCAACCTAGAGTTGGAGGAAGATGCTTATAGGAATCTTGAGATTATAAATGCTCCTGTTGCATATTATTTAAAATCCAGATCATTATGTGCAGATCTGTTTGATTTGAAAAAAGACTTCATCCCTAAGCCACTGTTAACTAAAGTAAAACAAGCTGTTGCCTTTTTGACCGAGAGAATTGATGTGGTTAGAACTGACATTCGCCCTTTGCAATTTTTAATACAATTATTATGGATCGATAAAACTGGAATGTTTATCTTTCAAAGGGAAAAAATGCTTATCCCTCAAGATACTAAATTCCAGGATGAAATTCTTTCGTTAGTTAGAAGTTTGAATACACTAGCTGGCGATAATCAGCGCAACGGATTTCGTTTATTAGAAGCAATCTTTGAGTGGATAAGGGGCAGTTCAGAACATGCACGAGAACTATTCCAACAACTTTCATCTGACACAGAATTCGAAGATTTTTCACGCGTCGTAAGGCAATTCTTACTTGAGTCTGAGAATAATAAGAAAGGCTTTAACGGAAGATTAATACGTGAAAGAGGTGATGGGCATTGGGTAATGTCCGTGCAAAATCTTTCAAAGAACATTGACCTCTTGAGTCGTGATTTCATAGGTGAAGATTTAGCTATAGGACGTGAAATAACAAACTTTAATATTGCTTTTAATTATCTTGGTCCAATTGCTGATCCTCTTTCTCGATATGGAGTCCGCTCATGAATTTTTCAGAAATACATAATCTACAACTTGAATTCAAGCGTCGCTTATCATCGCTCGCGGGAAAAGAGGTTTTCCGGGAAATCACTGTAAACACCCCCAGAGGAACGCAGGATGAGTTATCTTTTATCAGATTAGTTGCGTGGGGTTATGTATTGGTGTACGAAACAGGAAAAAATTCCTTTAAATTTTTAAGGCAACTACCACCACTTAGCGATATTAAAGGTCCACTGGTACCACATATACATGCGCTAAGAACATGGGCAAGCCATAATTTAGAACTCGATAAAAAACGTGATATCAGTACTGTAACGATTGCTACAAAATGGCTTTTATCACAATGCGGCACTGGCTCACCATCAACCTCTGAGCACTGGGAAATTTGTTTTAAAGCTATTGCTAATGATCTAAAAGAAATTTTAGAAAAAGCTATTGAAGCTTGCGATTGCTTTGACAAGAGTGAGGATAGGGAGGATTTAATAAAAAAATTCAAGACGCATTTAGAAAGAAGTTGGGATGCGTTCCAGTTTGACGCATACGTAGAAAAAGCTTTTAGTAAATTCGGCTATACTGGTTTATCAACAACCGACTTCAGAGCATATCATCTTGAAAGCTGGAGAAAAATAGTAGTTTCATCTATTGATGATAAAGCAATTGAAAACAATCTCACAATAAGAATCGAGAATGATGTCCTTAATTTTATGTCTAGCTCCGTGCCTTTGCTTTCTTCAGAAATACAGCAAAGAGTAAAAAATTACGAGACTGGGGCGGTAATTGCTGCCATGCTTTACTTAAGAGAGTTGTCTGGTGAAAGACTGTCTAATGTGCAAAATGTAATTAGTGAGTTGCGTGCATTGAATTAATTATACCAGTGACCAAATGCCTGCTTTTGTTCGTTAAGCATTAGCAGGCAAAGTAAAATGTACTATTAGACCCAATTATGAGCACTTAAATAATTACTATAGCTTCCCCTACTTACTTAAAACACCCACTTTTGCTCTCCACTGTTATCTTCCTTAAAAAAGTAAAATGCTCTATCTTACTGCACATTTTGAATAAATAAAGCCTGAGCTTTTATGCAATTATTCCTGCGCAGGAATGATTAATTTCAATTACCTATTACTCACTTGATTCTAAAAAATTTAGCGTCTTTTCATGAAACTACATATGTCAATCACGTTAAAAAAAACAATCGTCGCAAATAATAACCATGAATTCCAAAATAACTTATATCGGATATTAAACCTCCTAAGCTTATAAAATAAGGCCCTTCCCTCTCAGCTCATATAATTGTGCAATGTTTCTTAGATTGAACATTTATCACCAGCTGCGTTATGACTGAAGATCGTCACTCTTCCCATGACTCTTCTTCCTCAACTGTAAAACCTCTATCGCTTCGCCGTCATCCTTGATAAAGCTTAAAGAATGAACTGTACAAATTACGTCTGCCCGTCACTGAGGATTAGCAAAACCTACTCCTCCATCAGCTTTGCAAACGCCTTGAAAACCACAGTTCCTTCCGAGATTTCGAGTATGCGGCTTTCGTTCGTGTTGCAGATACTGGTCAGGAACAACCGCTGCCCGACATAATCGTTAGCCGGAGATGCGAAGCCCTTCAGAACACCTGCCCCATATTGCGCAGGATCCAGTATCGGTTCTCGCTATCGTCCAGAGTCTTGTCAACAAAACCAGTTTGGTAGAATTCTATCCACTCGTTGGCATCGACCAGGGTGAAATGATGGTGAACTTTTGCCAGTTCACGAACGAAGTCAGAAGACCTCAGGCATCGGTAACCTTTGGGGTTAAGCTGAATAGCAGCGTGGAAAGCCGAGTTTATGTCTGATTGGCGGGGCATGGTGACCTCTCTTTTATTATTACTGTGTATTCATACAGTAGTTTTAAAGAGACTGCAGATCAAGAAAGCCCTGCCTATTGATAATTACTGCTGAACATCCGGTTGTTCGTCAGAATTGGCTGCAGCCTCCGCTTCTGCTCTTAGTCTTTCCTGTTCCGCTAATGATTCAGCCTCCAGTCGCTCCTGTTCGGCTTTCACGCACGCAGCTTCCTCTTCTTCCAGTCTTCTGGCCTCGTCGCGCTCGGCTTGAATGCGCGCCGCCTCTTCCAGTTTTTTGTTGTAGATGCTGTCAGCAGGCATCTCCACACGGACAGAAACGAACTGATCGGCAGGAATATCTATCGGGTCTCCCTCGGCAAAACCTTCGCGTTCGTTACGGGCGAATGCTGGGGCCCCCTGGTGAGTGCGATGATAGGTTTTCACCAGTACAGAACCGTCAGCATTCACTTCATAGTCAAGCCATACCAGCGGCTGTCTGTTTCGGTCTTTCGGGATGTCAAAGCCGCCATCAATACCGCCCCACTCGGCGTCAGCGTTCAGGCCCATGCATCCGCTTACAAGATACTCACCAACACCCAGGCGCGTTACAACACACCCTTCGGATTCTGAGTTGGTCAGGTGCGATCCATCATTGAAGATCTGGATGATAGGCGATGCCCCTTTGAGTGTTCCGTCTGCCGCTTTGGTCGTATTGGCAGTGGTGTATACCTCGCACAGCTTGCCGTTCACGGAGCTATCAGGGTTCAGTACACGGAGGAACATCTTCGGCTCACGGAGTACAGTCGGCAGGATGATCTGATAAACGGTATTGGCATCGAAAGGCGCGAGGATTACCGATGCGTTATCGTCAACGCCGCCTAGCTTCATTTTTGAGATGTAGAAGCCCGATCCAAGACGAGACTCCTGGTTGATTGTGGTTAACGCGGTAGAGCCAAGCCCGAATGACCCTACCGAAGTGACGCGCCCGGTAGTCTGATCGTTGAGGCTGGTCTGTAGCGTGATGCCAATGTTAGATCGAGCCTGAGCCAGAGTGCTGGCCCCGGTGCCGCCGTTGGCGATCGGGACTACGGTTGATGAGTCATCATTAAAGCCCTGAGCCACGTAGAAAACGCGCGCCCCTTTAGCACCACTAATGGTGATGGTGTACTCGCGACGGTTTCCTGAAGAGGTTGTCAGTGGAACCATTTTGACTACCCAAAGATTCCCGCGCGCCTGGAGTGTAGTAATGGTGACAGACGTACCAGAGTTGATAGTCACGCCAGCGGGCGGGTTTAAAGAAGATGAAAATACAAAGGCCTGCATAATGCCGGTAGGAAAATCAGCCTGCTGCCAGTCAAAAGCGTTAATGAGAGGCGTTGTACCAAGATTGAAACCAAGCGCTGTTATTGCGTCAGTTCCAATCAATTTCCACCCGTTTATATCCCCGCCGCCATACCATGAAACTGAGATCCAGTTTGCGGCCGCATTAGGAGCTCCGCGACGCTCATAAATACCCGTGGTGGTGAACAGCAACTGGTTGAGTCCTGCGATTGTTCCACCCTGACGCCGCCAGGAGGAAATTACAGCGTTAGTATTAGCTCCCGCAGGTAAGTCAGAGCGTGCACCGGATAAAACATATGTTGTGTTCTGAGCGAACGCGACGGGGTCAGACAGGCTCGTTACGGCACTGGACAGGACTTTGTTAGAACTCAAACCTCCGATCTCGTACCAGTCAGACCACGGCCCGTCAACGCCGTTCCAGTTACCAGTCAGGTTTCGAAGATACATCCTCCCACCACGTACAGTATAACGTTGAGCACCGTTATATTGGTTGTAAGGCAATACCTCCAGATCACCTACTGCATTATCCTCAGGGAATCCATTAGCGATGGTTGCGTTAACTGATGTTAGTTTTCCCCACTTCCCAATCTTGTCAGCTGATGGCCCATAAGTATTGATATTGGCATCGTTAGGTAACTGCCCACGCCATTGTTGCGCGGATGTGGTCAGCCCTGCCATCTTCGTCCATGACGGACCCGTTACCGGACGCCCCGCAGGTGTTCCGTCAGGGAGCGTAACAGTGATGTCACCCGTGCCAGTATAGAAAGTCTGCCAGTTCGCGTTCTCCTGCAGCACCCGGCGCACCGACTCAGCAGTTTGAGCGGCCAGCGCAGCGGTGATGCGGTTGAGCGTCAGCTGCGGAACAGCAACCCAGGCCAGCCCGGAAGTTGTCGGGCCGGTGAATGGATCGGTCAGTGTAAGGGCGGTATTACTCGTCACGGCGTCAACGAATAGCGTGAAGAATATACCCCCGACCGTTGCGGTAATAACGTCACCGGTTTTCAAATCTGAGGTGAAGGCAGTGCCGGTACCAACTACTGCAGTAGAGCCGTTAGTAAGCTTGATTGTGCCTGCGGACATATTTGCTCCATAAAAAAACCCAGCCTGAGCTGGATTCTGTATTCGAATAAAATTGAGGGAGAGGATTACTGTTCTGGTTTAATCGTATGCGGCGGTATTAATGGCGGTGATCGTCCTGCCCGTATTGGTGCCACCTGCGCCACTACCCTGGCCGATCTCGTTCGCCTGTGCGTTAATTCTCGTCGTGCTGCCGTTGAACATTGCACCGGTGTAACCCGTAACGCTGATAATGACAGGCTGGCCCTGAACGGTAACTTGATACAAGGCAGAGCCAAGGATCGTAGGGGCGACGGCATAAGAACCATTCAGCGTCTGATCGATGTTAATGCCCCCGCCAGCGCCGACCGTCCCGATGGTCACAAGATCGCTAAGTACCCGGCTTTCATTCGTCAGCACCAGCTTTCCTTGTGCATCCCACACAGCCATGCCCCAGGTGGGCTTTGTTTGCGGGAAGATGGCAAATACGTAAACGGTCAGCGTGTGCGCGTAACCGTTTGGACTCCCGGACCCGGCCCGTATAACCCCGCCGACGCGAGTGGCAGAAACGGTGGCGTAGTTGGATGTCTTGCAAAAAACTATCGCCGGATAGCTCTGGTCAATCGGAATATCAACGTTTGCTACCTGAGCAGCGCCGGAAGCCGACGAGCCAACCTCAACCCGCTGATACAGGCAAAACGGTGTTGACTGCGGGGTGACAAAGGGGTTCCCATTTTCCAGAGAGATCATTGCACCGTAAGCCATTATGCCCTCTCCATAAACACGATAAGCTCACACTGGGACGCGGCATAGTTGCCGATCCCTATCGATGACGCTGGCGATACGGTGATGGTGTTCCCGGATGCCTCAATGTGACGGCCAACAGTCGTGCCGCCAGCATCAAGCGATATTGCAAAGCCAACTTTCATCCCTGCTGGCACCGTATAAGACCAGCTACCGGAAGTTTGCCCGGTAGCAAGCGGGATGGCTCCAAGCACTGAGACTGGCTTAATCCCGTAGTTGTTTGGACGCCCTGCGGCGTCCCAAGTCTGAACACCAAATGCCATCAGAATACCCCGTCGAGATAACCGATCTGGACCCGCAAAACGCCGTTTGCGTCCTTCACCGAAATTTTCTGGTTGGTCTGTCGCATCGACCCTTGCCCCGCCACCGAACCGTTGTTTTCAAAACTGCCGCCCTTATCCAGTCGCCAGCCAACCGACCCGGCGACGTAATTGGTTGACTGGATATAGCCTGCAATCATGGCACTTGTGATCGTTCCCTCCTGGATGAAGGCGCTGTTCAGGAAGACCTGGCCACCGACAACAGCAAACGGTGAATACTGATAGCCGCCCTGTCCGGACAGCATCACGAACTGGTCAGCGTTGATCGCCACGCGGCTGACGATACTGGAGCCACTGGCAATCGTCGCAATTGACAGGCCCGCGTCATAATACTGCCCGTTGTAATTCACCCCGGCGCGTAACGTGTAGATCGCGCTGGCGCTGGTTGCATCAACCACTGATGTCATCTTCTGGTTAATCGCCGCCTGATGGTTATCAAACTTCGCTGTCACCTGCTGCTGGTATTGCGCAAAAGCCTGGTCGGCGCTGGCCTGAGCCTGCTGAATGGTGGTGATGCTGCTGTTCACGCCCCTGAAGTCTGCCGCCACAGTGAGCTGATATTCAGCAAAAGCCTTATCAGCCGTCGCCTGCGCAGTTTTAACCTCATAAATTTCTGCTGCATTATCGGCAAACTGAACAGCAACCAGCTCCTGGAACTGCGCAAACGCCTGGTTAGCATCGGCAATCAGGATCTGCGCATTTGAGATTTCCGCATACGCCGAGCCGAACTGCTGGAAGGTGATCTTGGCCCCCTGAATGCCAGCCAGGGTGTTATGCAGGATGCCTGCGATGTTAAAGTCAATTTGCTCCGTTAATGCTTTACCATCCTCTGCGCTCAACACTTCGTCTTTAATGGCATCCAGGTAATCACTGGCCTGATCGCTCGACATGCCACGCACCCAGTCTGTCCAGTCTGATTGGTTGCCGATCCGATCAACAAGGCGCGCACGGTACCACTGACTGACGCCCGCCCGCATTGGCCCATGCTGGTAATGTGCCGCCGGGTACGGCACCAGCACCAGTAATAACGGGTTAGCCTTGTCATCCGTTGTGGATCGTTGTATTTCCGTGTAGGCCGTATCGCCTGAACCATCAGGGAAGGACCAGGTAAGATCGATATTCCATATCACATTGTTGGATGCGAGCAAATTCTCTGGCGTACCGGGGCGGCCTGCTTTCCCGGTGAGATGGGTAGTATCGGCATAGCCCCAGGGGGAAGAGTTTTCCTGGGCATTCAGGGCCCGGACACGCACATCATAACTGCCGGAATAAATCCCTTGAACAGAGAATCCCTGAGCGCTGCTTACAGGAACGTTTATCCAGTCGCCATTATCCTTGCGCCACTGGCCCTGATACCGGATAGCACCTTCCACCCGATCCCAGGTAGCATTCATAGTGGCAACGGTAAGCCCCTGCTCGATATGGTCGGTTTCGGTGAGGATGATATTTTTCGGTGCCGGCAGAACGCTTACCGGCGTGACGGTCACCGGTGCAGGGGTAATGCGCACACCATCATCGATATAGCGGTATTTGTTCGGGTCATGCTGAACCGCGGTGATCGTGAAACCACCGTTGCTGTCGTCGTTCGCCCGGATGGATGTCACGCGAAAATACTGGATAGCCAGGTTGTCGCTGTCGATGGCCCACACTGCGCCGGGCTGAGGCGGCAGCCTGAAGGGGGTGGTGACCGTCACCGTCTGTTTGTCCGCACTGATGGATGCGATTGTCCGCGTCTGCGCCTTGCCGTCCGGCAGGTTGACCACCAGGCGGTCACCAGCGGCGTAGTCAGCAGGACGATCAAGCGTGACATTACGCCCGCTCACCGCCCGGATACGTCCGCCGTTTTGCCTGCCAGCACGGAACGGATCCGCGATACCGATAATTTCTGCAGGCAGGGGAATATAACCATCCAGCCCCACGCCAAATGACACTGTTCCGTCGCGCGCATTAGACAGCAGCGCCCAGCGGCCCCGGCGGTGCGCTTCACTCTGGGATGTGCAGCCAATCGCCGTCATCGACATCTGGTTGACCTTGTACCGCTTCACCAGGTCGGAATCGTAGACACTCTCAACAGTATCGCTGTAATGGTTCTGAGGATCAGACCAGGACACCAGAGCAGACGAGTAGCGGTTTTTATAGCTGCCGCCGCCGTAGGTAAACAACCCGTCGATCACGTTCGAGGCATGGTAGGTAAAATCCACTTCATCCTGCGGCACATCCGCGCGCACGTAAATCTGGTCGTTGCCCCAGAAGGTAATCCCCCGGAATATCGCCGCCAGATCGCTGAGAACGGTGTAGGCGTCCTGCTGGCTCTGGATGTAAACGTTGCAGGTGAAGCGCGGCTCGGTACCACCCGCCCCATTCGACACCTTCTGGTCACAGTACTGCGCAATGGCGTACAGCTCCCACTTATCGATCATGGCAGCATCGATGCGGGTGCCCATGCCGTAAATCTCATCCAGCACCAGATCGTAAAATACCCAGGCCGGGTTGTTGGTGTAGGCCATTTTGAAGCCACCGGACCAGGTGCCACTGTAGGTGCGCGTAACCGGGTCGTAGGAGTTCGGGACACGTACCAGTTTACCCTTCGGCCTGCAGGTCACCTTCGGCGCCCCACTGGTAAACTGGCTGGCATCGACCTCGATATACAGCAGCGCGGTATTAGGATAGCGTAACTTGCTGTCGATCACCTCAGCGAACGAGAACACCTTGAAGGCGTTTATCAGTTTTGAGTTACCCACGGAATCAGGCGTGATGCGACGCACCCGCACAGCCCAGCCAGTAGTGGCCGCTGGCAGGTCTATGCGGATATCGCGCTGGTATTCCGTGGTTGTCTTTCCGTCGAATTTGCCGTTAACCACCGTCTGCCAGGCAGCACCATCAGTCGAGAGATCAACGGCGTACTCCGTCACCGTGCCGACCATATCGCCGTTGTCTTTATAGGTGTACTGTAGGGGCAGGCTCAGCTTAATACGCACGGCATCCAGCATCAGGTTAGAGAACTGGCGTGTCCACGGCGCGGTGGTGGTCACTGTCACGTTTGCCGACATTTCGTTGTCGACCTCAGGCAATCCCTGAATATAGGTCTGATCCTGAGTGCCCAGGCGAAAATCCCACTTCACGCCGGTGAAGTTGTAGCTGCCGTCGGCGTTCGCCAGCGGGGTGTCGTTTAGGAAGATGTTCTGTGCCGTCAGCTCACCCTGGATTTCTCCTTCAGCGATCGCCAGCAACATTTTTAATTTCGCTGTCGACAGCAGGTCATCCGGATCCTCAACAGGAGTGTGCTGTTTAGCGCCCCCGCCTTTACGTCCCTGAATAAGGGTTTCATCTTCGAGAAGTCGCATATTTCACCCATAAAAAAAGCCACCCGCAGGTGACCTGTAGCTGACAATAAATTTCACTGCTGGTCGCTCGAGAAGATCCCCGCGCTGATAACTGCCCCGCCGATCTCGCGCTCACCAAAAAACACAGGTACCGGATAACCCACAGCCACGGTATTCACCGGCGCGCCAAAGGCGTAGTTGGGTTTGTTGTCCGTGCTGGACGAGGCACCGACGTTGTATTTCGGCTGCGGGGTAAGCAACTGCACCACTCCGCCCAGCATCATCGACAGACCGAGTCCAGTCAGGGCCGTTGTTGTCGCGGTTGCGGCAGCCGCGCTCAGGCCTATCGCCGTCAGCGAGGCACCCGCGGTAAAATACGCGGCCACGAGAGCCACCGCCCCGATAACGATCTGCAGCACACCGCCGCGCTTTGAACCTTCGGTAATGGCTGAAATCCGGTACACCGTACCGCCGCGGGTCATGTCAAACTCGTCGAGGCCGATGTTGTTTTTGCCATTGAAGAAGGCAAAGCGGATCCCCTGCATATGTCCTTCTGACAGGTAGCGTTTGAAACCGGGAACCTGGCTGCACATGGCGCGCAGCATCTCGCACAGATCCTCAACGTGAAATTTGTGTTCGCGCCCGAACTTTTTCGCCATACGGCCTTCAAGAATCAGAGTTTTCAGCATTCATCAGCTCCCTGTGTCGGACCACACGAACGGTGCGGTCGCGGTAATATTTGCCGTACGGCACCCGGGCAGAGAGGCTGCCG